TCATTTTTTACGCTCATTGAAACCGTCAACAGCCGGTACAACATCCGCTTTTCTGTCGTAACGGGCCGTTTGTGATGCGCTCTTGTGGCCACTAATGCGTTGCTTCTCATGCAGCTCACCATCTAAATCCGAAATGCCCTTTGCCTTGATGTCGTGAAATGTGAAATCGAGCGGTAGACCTGTTTTTAGACGGGCTTCGCTGCGCGCTTTTGACCACGTCGTGTTAAAGCCATTACGGGTGTACTTGCTACCATCCGGCTTATGAATGACGTACTGGCTCGCCATGCCTTTCTTGATTGGCAGGCGCTTTGCTAGCGCCATAATCGCTCGAAGTCGTGGTGACCAGGCTTTCACCTGCTCCTTTCCTGTTTTGCCCTGCTTAATGAATAACCCTTCATCGAGAATGTTTGACTTGCGGAGCGTTAACACGTCAGATTGTCGCGCACAGCAAAGGTAGGCGAGCTCCATAGCGATTTTTACAGCAGGCGGCGCACACTGGAAAACCGCATCGTATTCAACATCGGTGATGTACTTGTTGCGTGGCGTCTCCTTGAACTGACGAACCCCTTTACACGGATTGCGCTTAACTAGACCGCGCTCATACGCCCAGCGGTACACCCGGCTAAAGAATGATTTTTCACGGTTCGCTTGCACGCGACTGCGCAGACCTCGTTTATCCATGTACAGTCGAATGTGCTGCGGTTCAACGCGGTCTGGGTCCATCTTGCCAAACACATCAAGAATAAACTTAGAGTGCTTGTAATAGTCCTTTCGTGTGGCCACGGCCAGTTCGCAGAAGTCAGCACTACGCAGAAACTGCTCAACGAGCCATTGCACGGTTTGCTTGTTGCTGGAAATCTCAACTGCATCCTCCCAAGCGCGCCACACTTCCGATATGGCAGCGTCAGCCTTGCACAGCGTAACCGTCTGGTTGTCACGTGGCTTCCAAACATACGCGTACTTAGTCTTGTATACGCGAACGGGGAGTTTTTCCCCGCTCCGCTCCTTGCGCTTTCCTACCATTTTACAAATCCAGTCGACTAAAATCAGGCTCGTTAGAGCCGCTATTTGTTGTCTGGGCACCAATCGGGTGATTGATGTGGTACCAGGTGCAACGCGGGCGGCCATCTTTTCGTTGGATAAAGAAGACGCCGTGCTGACGCAGCGCCTTGCACTGCGCACTTGGGTGAGAATAGCCGGTAATCTCTTCAATTTCATCGTCGTTAAGTAGACGGTTCATGTCTTCAGCTGCGCTCATGACCAAATCCTCACTATTAAATACAGTACAACAACGCCCGGTATTGCTTACCAATTGGCGCAAAAGGTATGTCGTCGTCAAAATCAGGCGGCGGATTAGAAGCCTGCTGCACAGGCGCGGCAGCTCGCTGCTGACTCTGGTTTGGCATTCTGGTACCAAGACCACTTTGTTGAGGCTGCTGCTGATTACTGCCATAGGTCTGCGACGGATAACCGGATTGGCTATTGCTTTGCGGTTGACCACCTTGCTGGCGCCCGTCAAGCATTTGCAAATCATTCACTACAATCTCGGTGGTATAGCGCTCAACACCATCTTGACCTTGCCATTTACGCGTTTGCAGGCGGCCTTCGATATACACCTTTGAACCCTTCTTCAGGTATTCGCCGGCAATTTCAGCTAAACGACGATAAGCCACGCAGCGGTGCCACTCAGTCAGTTCCTTTGGCTCGCCAGTGGCTTTGTCTTTCCATGCCTCCGTTGTGGCCACACTGATATTTGCGATTGGTGTATTGCTTTGCGTATAACGCACCTCGGGGTCAGCGCCCAGCGCGCCAATAATTAGTACCTTGTTCACGCCTCTACTCATAACAAACCTCGTTTCTTTAGCTTTTCCCAGTTATCGCGGCAATCTGCATTGCACCAACGCTGACCAGGCTTATCAATTTTTCGCTCGCATGACAGGCAATAACCTGTCGCTACAGCATCCATTCGCTTCGCCGCTTGGCGCACCTTGCTGATTTGCAGTTCATCAAAGTGCGCTTGCGTTGCGTTTGCATCATCAACGTTATCACTCATTCGATGCCGCCTTTCGCTCGAACCCAAAGGCTTTAAGGCGCGTTTCGATGATCGTCTCAGCCTCCTTACCAAGCGTGAAAACAATCAGCAAATCATCGATAGTCATTTGCTTCAGTTCGGCGCTGCTGTCCTTCATTGGAATTTTAATAAATTCACGCTCTTGGCTAGCAGAAATCTTGCCAGCGTAATAATCTCCTGGCTTGAGTTGAACTACGGCGGAAGGTTCACGCTTTGCCGCTTCTTGTTCACGTTTTGGCTCAATCGGTTCAGCTCGTTTACCGGTTTCTTGGTAAGGCGCTTTGGGTGAGAACGGTTTGCGCCACTGATGGTCAGCTGCAGGGCGGTGCGCCTTGGGTGAAGCTTTGATTGTTGTGGGCTCATCATCGATATCATCGGCTTCAGGCTCATCGTCTTGCGCATCAACCTCATCAAAGAAGCTCTGGCCTTTCTGCACAGCCTCAACACCTGCAGGTGTAATCATGTACTGGCCGTTACCTTTTTGAGTGACGTAGCCATCGTCAATCAGTTCAATGGCTAACGCCTTCCAATCAGCAAATACCATCACCGGATAGGTATCGCTAAGCGTATCGATAACTGGACGCAAACCACACGGCCCCAGCCCTTCAAGTGACGTTAAAAAGTCGAGTTTCATTGTGCACCTCCAAGCCATTGCTTTAAGCCTTGCTTTGAGGCCGGCAACAGCGCGTTGTCAGTATTCATTTCAGGCAGCTTGCGATTTAGCATCTGGCGCTGCTCAAAATCAGCCACACGTCTTTCAATGTATGGAGCCAAGTAGTCATCTGGCTTTTCGATAAGCAGCTTAGCGATGCCAAAAGCGACCTCTGACACTGTTTTGTCACGCATGCGGCGAGCGCAGCGGCGAATAGCAGCAGGGCGACTTACGCCATATGCACGAGCCATGCGGTCGGCAAGCATCAGGTTCGTTAGCCAGCGATAGTTATCAACGTCTTGTGGGGATAGTGTTTCGCTCATAAGCCACCACCTTTCACCTTGGTTAAGGCTTCGCTGACGCGACTAAAAGCTTTTTCAGCATCTGTTTTGCAATCACCTCGACGAAAGCAGTTTCGTGTATTGGTGAGCGTATAAAGCTTGCCGTAAGCATACTCGAGCGCATCGGTCAGAATCTCCACCTGAGCACGCAGGCCGCTTTCACCCCAAACGGCTTGTTGAACTATCTCAGGGCATTGGTCGATCGCTTTGTTTAATTCGCTTCGCTTATGGGTAGCCATTACTCACCCCGCCTGATTGATTGGCGGAACTCAATTCTCTGTATCTCTTGCGCTATATCTCGCACTTTAGATTCAGCCTTAAATTCCGCATCAAAAAGTTTAACCGCATCGACTTTTATGGCTTTTAATGCTTTCTTTTCGATATCCGCCAGCTTTTCAAGCTCTGCTAACCCTTCTTTATCTATGGGTTTTTCCATTAGCTTTGAAGCGGCTTGTCTTGCATCAATAATGTCGCTTCCTGCCGTCATGTAGGCGCTAACTTTTCCCTTGATCCGTTTTTCTGCAGACTTTGCTTTTTTTAGCTCGTTTTTCAAAGCATCCAAGATAATTTGCTCACTCATCACTCACCACCCTTAACGCCGTAGGTGCGTTGGGCGTATTCAGGCGCTTTTGAATCTGCTTTGTGAAGCGCCATGTCTTCACACTCTGATTGACTATCAAAGTCGTAGCGGCGACAGTCAGTGAAGCCGTCGTAATATCCGTCGGCATAAGCTTTCCGCGCCACTTCTGCATCGTGTTCAGATAGAGATTGGGCGGGAGGCCGCATTATAACCGACCTTGATTTTCCAGCGTTTTCATTCCATTCGCTATTAAGGTGACAACTATTCAGTGTTATGAACATTTGCTTTACGTTCTCCACATGCGACGCCAGTTCGTCGCGCTCTCGCTTAACCTGCTCATACATTTCTGCAAAATCACAAGCAGTATCCATAGCAGGGCTAGCTAAGTCGCCACGCTTAGTCTGAATGTCTAACTTTTGCTCCAACTCATCACAGCGGGCTTGGAGTTGTTTAAGTGCCTTATGTGCGTTACTAGCTAACTCTGCAACTTGTAACTGGTCGGTTACAATGCAGTGCGTTTCAAAATTCGCTAACTCTTCAATCAATTCTTTCGTGTTCATCACTCACCACCCTTAAGCAGGTGTTCACCCGCCTTAGTAATTGCCGAACGGATTTGCCCAAGCTTGCGTGATGCCTCAACCGCTCCCAACTCAACAAGCCCGCATACGAATTTTGAAACCACTTCCGCATCGTTCTCTGCTAGGTTTTGCTGTGGGGTTTCTGATAGTGCCGCTTCGGTATCTTTCGACCATTCATTGATTTGCTCGGCTATTAAATGGTGGTTTCGGCCACCTGATGCCAGCAAAAACTCTTCGACTTCCTCTGATTGTTCAAAAGCAATAGTGAGTAAATCGCGCAACCGCTCAACCGTTGCTGCTAGATGGTCGCGCGACAACGCTATCGAGCGCACTTGTAATTCCAAGTCTGCGATGCGTTGTTGTGATAGCTCAAGACCATGTTCTAGGCTAGCGATATTGTAGCGATCACACTCTGACTGCTGCTGCGAGTTTCTATTGTTGCTTTCTTGAATACAAACACTGCATGGGTATTCCTCGTGAACGTGCGGGTGTACCTCACAGTGACCTCTTCTTAATGGTTCTCCGTAAATGTCATAACTCATTTCTCACCAACCTTAAGCAGGTGCTCGCCTGCCTTTGTAATTGCTGAACGGATTTGGCCAAGCTTGCGTGATGCTTCAACGCGCTGGCGCTTCAACTCTCGAATGCGAACACAGCCTGGGCAGACGTTGCCGCCGGCTAGCTCTTCATCCCAAACATCATCAAAGCTCACCTGGACATCAAAAGGTTGCTCTGCATTCATGTCAGAGACCAAGCGGTACACAAATTCAATGCAGTTTTCTCTGCTGCTCGGAATGAAAAACGGCTCCCGTTCACCTTTAACTAAACGCGTTGGCACTTGACGCTCACAGTCAATTTGGCCAGCTTCCTTTTTGGTCTCACGCTTAACGCGAGACCACCGGGCATGCTCCATAGCTAAACGTTTTAAATCAGCCATGCTGCCCATCCTTAACCGCATTGGTGATGTATGACTTGCCCATGAAGCGGTGAATCGTCACCGTGAAATTCATATCGCGCGCCACTGTTTTGCGACCAAACAGCTTGGCCATAAAGATTGTGAATCGGCCGGCTGTCATCGTGTTGTGCCATTCTTTGAATAAACGCATTACGCAGACTCCTCAACTTTCTTAAGCAAGTCATCAACGTCTGGCAGCAACACAAACTCAGCATCGAATTGATCGTCGTAATAGCGTGTTACTAGGTCCTCATCAAAAACCATGCGGATACCTTCGGCCATGTAGTTCTTGCCCAGTCGGTCGAACTCTTGCTTGTCGTAGTAATCGCGGGCAATCTTCATCATGCCCTCGAAGGTATCCCACGCAGCGATTTGACCATTCTTGTGCCAACCTGCCACGCCTGTGCTTTCAGTGCTAAGGGCGATTAAATCACCACAAAGAAGGCGAAGGGTTGCGCTTAACTTAGAGCGGCTTGCCTGCAGCGCCTGCACCTGGTCGCGCAGTTCAGCGGCTTCTGTTTTCCAAGCCTCAAGCGCTTCCTCGGTGCTACGAAGCTTGTCTTTTAATTCGGTGATGTATGTCATTGGACCGTCTCCTTGAGTTGTCCGCGACCGTCAAATAGGAACTGGCAGCGCTCTCGGTTTGGTTTTGGGATAACCACCACAGCGTCAAGCGCGGGCTTGTGCTTCAGCAGCAGTCGAACGCCACCAAGATGGATGCGCATCATGTTGAGCGCACTAGATAGATTCTGCAGCTCTGATTTGGGCGCAATGCGGTAATCAAGGACCTTTTCAATAGCGCTATTGATTAGGTTGAAATCCTCAAGCAAGGCATCGTGGGCGGTTTTCATGCGGTTGATGATTTTCGCCTGGCGTACAACTGCCGCGCCGCGGTCGCGTTTGCTACGACTAAGCTCGACCACCTTGTTGTGCACGTCCTCTTGCGAGTAAGTTCTGGTAAAAGCCAGTTTGCGCAGCTCTGCCAGTACAATATTCACATCAACCAAGTCAACGCGCTCAACGCCTTTGGCGGTAACAGCGTCAATACTGACGCCGCTGCGCTCAAATGCTGATTGGACAAGTAGAGTGGCCATCATCACCAAGCTTGCACGCTCGTGAAAACGTTCCATTTCCATCTGTTGAATCCGGCGGTTTGCATCATTCAAAAGGTCATTCATTGAAGTTGCCATGATGCGCGCTCCTATGCCCGAAACTCGAATTGCTTACGGCGGTACTGCGCCTGCAGAACGGCATCGTCGATTTCATCGATATCGCCGGCATGCTTGGCATGCTGAATCTCTTTGCCAACCGCCAAGAGGTCTTCTTTTGACTGCGCTTCAAAGATGCGGTCGCCCATCGCTAAGGCGGTTTTGCCAATACGGCCACCACCATTCTTAAGCCCGCGAATGCTGTCAGCGGTTTCGCAAATGATGATGCTGGCCATAGCTCTATCGCAGTTAAATGCATTAACCACAGCCTGAATAACCAGCTCCTTGGGTGGCTTCACACCCTCAAATGCTTTAACCGGTTCAGCTGGCGCCTTAATTGCTTCAGGTTCAACCTCTGGCGCTTCAGGCTCTGGCTCTGGCTCAGCAGGGCGTTTTACTTCAGCATCAACCTTGGCTTTCGCTTCGGCTTCTTGCTCCTGCTGGCGCTGCTTAATCTCAAGCTGCTGGGCTTTGTAATCCGTGATGCGCTCTTTCACGGTTGCACGGAAATCGTCAGCACGCTTTAGCACGAGCTGCTTAACGTCATTGAATAGAATGCGGTGCTCTTCGCCCACCAGCTCAGCGTAAGTTAGAAGGTTTTCGGTGATCACCTCAGCGCGCTCAGTTACATCAATTTTGGCTTCAGCCAGGGCGTCGTCAACGGCGGATTTCAAGCTATCTACCGTCTTCTTACCCTTCATGGCCGCACCAAAGTCTGGCAAAACGCTATCAAGCGTGATGTAAGCATCACCAAGGGTTTCTTTGTTTACGCGCTCGACATGTGCTTTGAGCGCATCGGTCGCATCAACACGCAATTGCGCGCGAATCTCGTCTTTACGAGATTTAACCAACTTATCCAAAGTGAGACGCTTATCGCGTAGCTGGTCTTTTAGGTGGTCAATGGTTTTGAATAGCTCGTCAATGCTCTGTGTTTGTGCCAGGGCATGCTTCTTGGCCTGCTCAAGTTCATCCTCAGCGCGCTTACAGAACTTCACCATGACTTCTGCGTCAGCAAAGTCCTTGTCGGTCTGCAGTTCAGTGTTGATGTTCTCAATGAAGTGCATAGCGGTTTGCTTGAACGTAGCAAGGTTGGTTTCTTTCACCTGGCCCTCAACTTTAATCAGTAGTGCCGGCAAATCTTCTGGCGACTCGCCAACAACCGGTTCAGCCTTAGCCGGTGGCTCAAACGTGCTTAGGTCATCACGGAACTGCTGCCAACCTTTCACTAACTTGCCGCGGCGGCCACGAACGGGGGTGTACCACATGTGCACCATGTTGTCTTTGGTGCCATCAGACACTACGAAAATAGCCTTTTCTGCTTTGGACACCATCAGTTGATGTTCAAGCTGCCAGTAGTATTCAGGGTCTAGCTTTTCATCGCGCACGCTTTGCGCAAGGCTCTCGTTCCACATTTTGTGCTCAAACACGATGTCGCCCATCATGGTTAAGCCGTCAAACGACGCTAGGTATTCACCGCACTCGCTTACCGCAACGGTGGGGTATAGCTCTTCGCCAATGATTTCCTCGACGATTGGACGCGCTAGAGCTTCCATTTCGTGGCCTTTGTCGAACAAGAACTTCTGCACGTAGTCGCTGATTTCCTTTTCGGTACCCAGCGCTTTCATTTCAAGCAGCTCGTTGCGTTTCATCTTGCTTGATGCGGCCATCATCACGGGCGCTTCAGATGCCGTGAAGTGCTTAGCGCGCGCCGCATGCCATTCTGGTGTGCCTTGTTGTAGTTTTAAAATACGCATGGTCTTATTCCTCGTCCGCTGATTGGTATTCGCCATCGATGGGCGCTTGCTGCTCAATGGCGAGCAGGGTGTCAATCTGGCCATTGGTCAGTTGATACTTAGCGCTAACCATATCGATGACCTCTTGGGCGCTACGCTGACCGCTATGAATCATCTTGGTCCACTTCGGCAGGAACTCTTTGAATTTATCCTGTGGATAGGGCTCAAGCTCTGGCACGCGTTCAGCAGCGCCGCTTGCGCGAGGGTTCAATTCTTTCTCTGGCAAATCATCTAGCTCATCGGCCGTATACACACCCAAAATCACATCAGGAGCGTACAGGCGAGCCCAACGCTTCACAGCAAGGTAAGCAAGTTGCTGTTTCGGGTCAGACGCCCATAGTGTGGAGTTGCGAACCTGCGCTTGGCTCAGAAGTAATTCGAGCACGCGCGGCTCACTTTCGTGTTTAAGGGTTGCCCAAACGCGAACACCAAGGCCTTTTTCGTCTGCCGGAGTCCAGTTTGGCGCCTGATACTGATTGCCTTTTTGTGAGGTCTTGGTTACAAAGTTGCCAATCACGCGGGTCCAGTCACCAAACCATTCGTAGTGAAACGAGTCTTTCGTCTTGGTTGATGAGCACACGACCGCGTTCACCAGCTGTGCTTCGTAGCCTAGAGTGCCATTCACAGGGTAGGTTTTCTGCGCTACAGCGAACGGGTTCATGCGCCACTGCGCAGCTTGCATGATGACGGCCATACAGTCAGCAGGGTTGCCTTGCAGGTGGACGGGTACCGTGACACGGCCATTAGCCATCATTTCAGCTAAGCGACCCATTTGCTCCATGGCTTGATAGTCCAGGACAAGGTCAGTGGTGTTTGAAAATTGATTTGCTGGCGCTTGGTACTGCTCAGCAACTTGATTTTGATTTTGGTTGCTCATGCAACACCTCCAGTGGTTTCAAATGCGCTTGATGCCGGCATAATTTCTTGCATCGTGGTAATGACGCCGCGTAGGCGCTGCAGAATGAACTTGTCGTTCAGGTCGAATTTGCGCGTGAGTAACACCGCATCATCTTCATCAACAACAAGTTCGAGATGGTCGCCAGTCACGTTCATGTGGCCGCTAAACTGACGGCAACGCATGAGTGCGGCATGATGGGTTGTGACCTGGTCAATCAGATCGTTCAGATTTAGTTCGTACAACGCTTGAGAAGCCTGAGTCATTTGGCTATACTCCCTGTTGGTTGAAGGGTGATTGCTCACCCGGTTTGCCCGAGCCCAGTTGGATTGCCGTCCACTGGGCTTTTTCATTTCTGCGAATCACACTCCGCATTGCCAAGCGCTCTCAGTTCGTGTGGACTTCGGACGGGGGATTAGAGGTCCGAACCAAGAACGCTTGAAAATGCGCCGCCTCCCGGCGGTGTCAGCTTCATTACAAAGCCAGTTGCATTTCGCTCCCTCCCTTCGCTGCTTAAAGGCGATGAAGTTGCCTTGCGTTATCTAAGTTAGGAAAACAGAACCTTTTTGTCAATAATAAAATTCGTAAAACAGAACATTTATTTTCTGGCTTTGTTTTTGTGCTTGGTTAGGGCATGATTAAAACGCCGATATTTAAAGGCGTTAAAGGGAGATTTGATGATGAGATTGGTAGCAATTATTTTTTTAGCTTTGGCCGTATCTGGGTGTGCCAGCACTTCGGGCTTGGCAGCCAAAGAAACAACCAGCGGCTATTCGGGTAAACGATTTGTGGAGATCAGCCCTCATGGTGTTGACTGTTCTGGCATGATTTGCCCAATGCTTGGAGCCCAGTGGGATGAGAGCGCACCAAGCCAAGCCGTTTTATTGGTTGGTCTCGCCAATACCTACGAGGGAATAATGGGCGCGAAATTTATGATTGACGGGGAAGAGTTCGCGGCTGGACCCAAAGTGTCAATGACTGATTTTGAAAGCCTGGGTAGCTACAAAAGCTCAACGGCTGGGTTTCGAGTTCCTCTCTCGCTGATCAGGAGTATAATCGAAGCTGAGACTGCCTGGTTAAGACTCTCAACGCCAACTGGCTACATTGAAGAACGCATTATCGATAAGTCTGGTGACTCTAAGGCGTTTCATGCCCTGAGTCGGTTTATAGATAAAATTGATCGTGTTGATGGTTAAATAAAGCCCGCAGAAGCGGGCTTTTTCTTATAGCGATGAGCTAGTAAGGTGCCAACTCCGGTTTGCCCTTGAGTATTCAATAAGCATGCTGTAGTTGGTGCGAACCTTGACACCAAAGGCGTTGTTAGCGTCAACATAGCCGCGTATGTGGAACTCACATTCATCCATAATCGTGATGTAGACGTCCTTATCACCGGTGTGAGGGAAGTCGGCACTAGATGGCGATTTAAGTTTTCTTTTTACGAATTCCTGCCCAGCAAAGTACGCCCCGAACTTGTCTGTGCAAGGGTCTCTAGGTGGGCTATCTTCTTTAAAAAATGTAAAAAATACAAACAGCGCTAGAAATATTAAGCCGAATACTTGAGCCATAAAGCCTCCATAGCTGTTTTGCCAACAAGCGACAAGGCAATTGCGATTGGTAATAGTGCTTTCACTGGTACTCTCCATGTTTTATGACGATGAAATCGTAAATTAACATGAATGCAACTGCCATGTCGCTATTCAGACATTACATAAAATTCCACTCCGGCTGGCGCGCGCTGATGGTGACTTCACCTGCAGCTGAAGCAACGTGCTGGCGCAGTTCGTCACCAGTGGATGCGTTAAGCTGCAGCTGATGATTTACCGTTACCAATTCACCGCTTTTGGTTAACACCTGGTAACTCACATACACCGCGCAAATATCATTATTCATTTTCCAGTTCCTCATTTGGTTGATGAAGACCGGAACCCATGGGCTCGTACCTAAGGTGGCCATTTCCTCAGGTTGGTCGGCTTATTGACCAGTCAAGTTGGAGTGTATATTGCCACGTTTGGATATTTGCGCTACTGAATGGCAAAGGTTTGAATTTAATAGATTTTATGGCTAAACGGTAGATAAAAAGACGGGTTTAATAGAAATGGAGCGCCAGCTGCAGTGGCTAGCGATTGGGTAGGGCGGTGAAAGTGGTCACCAAAAGGAGAGGGCGCATATCACAAATTGCGATATGCGCTACTGGTTTACATGCTGAAGTTATATGGTAGTTTCATCCCAGCGAGTGGTGTGGTGGTTAATATCGTTTTAAATGCGTTGGTCGCTGACATGATGGCAAATGAACGAAACTTTTTGTCGTTCTTTTTGACTAGCGCAGAAACTGCTTCTGGGCTGACTTCTTTATTAGGATCGTTAAGGCCGTACACATGGTCGAATAACACTGACGCAGTGAAAATCGGAATTAGGCCGTCATCACGCTCACATTCTTCAGAAGCCAATTCGTCAGGCTCACATTCAATAAGGCCAGTTACTGAAGCCTCCCAGCTAACCATAAAAATAGGCTCATCACCACCATCAAATCGGGAAACTTCGCGTAAACCAAGGCTTAAATCTAAAGTTATCTCACCGTTCTTCTGGCGGCTCATTTTCTCTCGTTCAAAATCAAAGTTCAGCTTACGAGTGTACATGTATGTATGTACTAAATCTGATGCCTTTAATGAATTGCTTCGCGCTGCTTTTTCCATACCAAATCTTCCTTCTTGCCAGCCACAGACGATGGCTCAATTACCTTAACAGGAACGGTTCGACGAATTGATTCGCCTGGGGTGTGATGAACATGAATACTCACATTCTTCTCATGAATACCATCATGTTCTGCATAATCTTCGCATGCCTGCTTTATCCATTCGTTAATCGCAACGCCTTTGGCTTGAGACTTGATGGCTACTTTTCGGTGTAATTCCTGACCCAGCCGTACATTCAAGGTACCAGAAAATGATTTATCTGGGGATTTACCGACTTTTGCGCAGAAATTTAAATAGTCATCAACTGCAGAGTGAAAGCTCTCCTCTAGTTCTGACGGGGTTTCTCCAAAATAAACAATTTTATCTTTTACATACAGCACATGACCGGCTAAGCATCCATCTTCCAAGGATACTTCAGCGGTGCCAAAATAACCTTTGTACTCCATTAGCGCCATTTCATGACTCCTTTGTTTTATATATACCGTGCTCTTCAATTGTGTCCACGACTTGATTTATAAAATACGTTTTACAGTCGTCACTAGGGTGGGGCTCTGCGCATATGATAATCGCGCCAGTTTCTTCGTGGTAAGCCTTTGGGTGATTTCCTCCGTTATCAATCACAAAGCCTAGTGAACACAATGCAGCGACCAGATCCGAATATTTCATCGTCCTTGGTCGCTGCATTAGTTTTTCAATTCTTTTCGTTTTTCGTGACATTAGTATGTGCCATCCTTGATGCTCGTGCAACTAAATTTTAGTACCACATGTTATAACTCACCAATCCGCAGTACGACGCGGCCAACCACTTCAATGGCATCCTGCTTGTTTGGGGGTAGGGTTTCATCAGGAACTGCAGCGGTGTTATCGGAGCGCAGCAGTAGTCCGTTGATACGCTTGAATAAACGCTTGATGATGAGTGCATCGGCATATCGCACGATGTAAACCTTGCCATCTTTCACTTCACGGTCGTGCATATCGACCACCAGAACGTCACCCTCGCGAATGCTTGGCGACATCGAATCATCCGGGGTAGACATCCAATACAGCGATTCTAGATCGAGGTTTTGGGATTCGAGCATTTCTTTTTGGAATGGCTTGTCAGGCCCTCCGGTCATTAAGCTTGGAATTGGGTAAGAGTCAGATAGGTGTATTGAATCAGGATCAAGTGGCACCAGTTCGCCGCCATCTAAAAGCCAGCTAGGAGTAACTTTCAGCGCATCTGCAAGCGCCAGTAAATTCTTGCCTTTGGGCACAGTGTAACCGTTGAGCCAACCATGAACGGTGCTTTTGGATGCACCAGTTGCTCTGACCAAGTCAACCTGCTTCAACTTCAGGTCTTTTATTCTGAGTTTTATTCTATCGCTTATCATAGAAGTCATCTTATCCGAACCTCTGGTTCTGAAACTCAATCATTTTGATCCTTGACCAACTCAAATTATGCGTATAGAGTTCTGTTATCAGAACTTTTGAGCGAGGCAAAAATGACCAAAACAGAAGCTATTGAGTTTTTGGGCTCACAAGCAGCGTTAGGCCGTCTATTGGATCGCGCCAAATCTACCGTATCGGATTGGCCTGAAAGGCTGCCCCGCGGTGTGCAATTTGAGCTCCACGTAAAGACAGGCGGCAAACTGTCAGTGGATGCGGAGTTTATTAACCAACCCTTCGACCAAAGGATAGAGACTAATGCGGCAGCCTGAAACGTCAGTGTTTGTACAGAAAATAAGCAGACCACAAGTTATCCGTAATTATGTGACCAAGGCGCTCAATCGGCGCGGTATGTTATTTAAGGTCTACGTTGAGCGTGCTATCACGCATTACACACAAACTGTTCCTGAAGAGCTGCGGGAGCTTAAGCCGTTTGATACGGACACCATCAACGGCCTTGTAGCAGCTGAAAAGCGCATATCACGCCTTGTTCACACACCCATCAGCGATAAACCCCAATCGATACCTAGCGAGCTTGAAGAAGCACTGGTCGAGGCCTTGCCTGAGCCAGAGCGTTCAGAAGCTCGTGCGGTCCTTTGTGAGCGATATGGCGTTATTCCGGTGCATCATTCCGAGCTTGGCCAGAATAAAGAAATGGCTGACCTGGGCTCATTCATTCGCGAAAGCGGGGAGGCGATTCACCAGTTAAGCAAAGTGCTCACGCAAACGGGCATCGAGAACATGCCGGTGAAAGATGTGATGCTGGCGCGCAAAGAGTTGATGGACGTTGTTGAAGCGGCCATGTGCATCAAGCGCCAGATTGATGGTGTGTTGAGCGCGGGCACGGAAAGTTAGCTATGAGCCCATCAGAAATTGACGCTGTTCTTATCAGCGAGGTTAGCGCTGTTGAGTCTCGTTTGTATATGTATCTGCGGCGGCATATGGATTACAGAACCGGCGTTGTCGGCCACCCGAGACGGATTAGTTACCAGTCCATCAGGGAGCATCTAGAGTATCTTCCTGAGCGCGGCTCGACCGTGAAGCCATTTTCGCCGAGTAATCAGCAGATAAACCGGCTGCTGCGAAAGCTTGAGAGCAGAGGCTTTATTGAGCGCCTTCATGATGGCAGCCAGCTCAAGGAAGCGATGCTTTTTCGCATGCTTCTGGCGGTGACAGATTTAAACCGTCCAAATGAGGAGCGACAAAGGAGCGACACGAGAGCACCGACACGACAAAGCCCAATAAATACGGGCGCTGAATCGGTCATGAGCGACAAAGGAGCGACACGAGAGGAGCGACACACCTCCGTTACTTCCGATATAAAAACAAGAGAGAGAACGCGCGCGAGCGATTCTGCGCAGCTTTTTGCAGGCAGAGACCTCACCATCACCGAGCCAATGAAGGCAATTTTTTTCAGAAAGTTTGGTGTTGACCCAAACCGACTCGAAAACGAGTTCACATCGTTTCAGCTTCACAAATCCAATAAATCAACCATGCGGTCATTACGAGACTGGCAAGACGAATGGCAGCGCTGGATAGCTAGAAGCAAAATCATGAACCCATCAACCACTGCTGGACCATCAGGAGGGCAAACCTATGCACAGCGAAAACGAAACAGCACGTCAGAAATCCTTGACCTCAGCCGCAAGTATGCAGAGCAGGCAGCAGCAGGACGACGGCCTGACGATGATGATGACTGAAGTAGTGCCGGTAATGACGCTTTACTGCCCTGACTTCGCCAATCGCTTCAATGGGCAGAACATCGAAGATGTCATGTGTGAATACATGGCCCAGATACGCCGTAACGGACTACGCAAGTCTGACGTTCGTAAGGGCGTTGAGCGACTCAAAACGCGAAAAGACAAATGGACCCCGAATCCAACTGAGTTTGTAGAGCTGTGCAAGCCAACCATTGAAGAGCTTGGTATTCCTAATTTGGAGACGGCCACGCACGAAGTTCGTGAAGCACGGACCACATGGCGACACAGCAAAACGCCATTTCCATTCAGCCACGATGTGTGCCGCTTCATTGACCAGCGTGTGGGCTACGACCTTTACCAAACCTCTGAGCGCGAATGGCGCCAGCGCGTCAGTCGTGAGTATCACTATCTGGTCAAGCAAGCCATTGCAGGGCAGTTGCCAAGCTTTCGTAATGCACTGCCGCACAAGTCAGAGCCGGAAGACAATCGCCCCATGTACGAGCGCCTGGGCTACAAAACCTTATCGCGTGAAGAGTCTCGCGCCGTGATTGATTCAGTGCTGAAACGCAAACGAACAGATAACACCGACAGGGGCCGCGTGGACACGTCGCGGCTAGGCCCCGGGATTGCAGGTAGCAGCAACGCTAGCACTTCGGCGGAGCAAATGACCGGGAGTAAGCCTGAGTAACGTGTAAGCGCACATAGTGTCATGTTTGTGGCAGTAGCCCTCGCTGTCAAAGCGCGAAATGAGGGCAAATAACTATAACAACAAGGAGCTTCACCATGCTGCATCTAACCAGAACACCAGGGCAGAGCATCAGCATTGGCAACGATATCGTGATCACCGTATTGGCCATCAAAGGCGACCAGGTACGACTTGGAATTACCGCACCAAAAGAAACGGGTGTCTTTCGCGAAGAGATTTACCTGCGCATGCAAAGCGAAAGCGAGGTAGAGCACGTTGATTAACATCACGCTACCGTTTCCACCAAGCACGAATACCTACTATCGCAATGTTCGTGTGGGCAGTAAGCAGTTCACTAAAATCAGTGAGCGCGGCCGTAAATACAAAACGGAATGCTTCTGGCTGCTAAAACAGCAAAAAGCCTGTAAGCGACTCAGTCACAGCTTACGAGTCACAATCACGCTATTCCCACCAGACGCCAAGCGGCGTGATTTGGATAACTTCAACAAGGCGTTATTGGATGTAATGACCCATGCCGGCGTCTACCTAGACGATTCCCAAATAGACCACTTAACGATAGTTCGCGCCCAGGTGCAAAAGCCAGGTTGCGTGAAGGTTGAGATTGAACCACTTGAGGAGCAGTAGCGATGGGTTACATCACAAATAGCGTATGGGAGCAGGAGCTTATTGAGCTTGTTGGTGAAGATGGCTTGCTGGCGCTTGAGGAGCGATGGGGCGGCACCTACTTAACGGTCCACGTTGATGCGCACACGCAACCAGAGCTGATTAACGCGATTGGCGATAAGCCGGCTGAGCAGCTGAGTGCGGTTTACGGTGGCTTCTCAATCTACATACCTACGAAGCTCAAGCGCATACGCCGTAACATCCAAATTCAGCGTGATGGAAAAAACACGGGTGTTACACTCGAGGAGCTCGCCGCAAAATACCGTCTAACCACTAGGCGAATCAAAGATATTTTGCGCGAGGAGCATAACTACAATGCCTGATTTTCAAGCCGTGGCAGATATCGCCACACAGTATGGATGGCCAACGGCCTTAGGATTTGTTCTGGCCGTTGTGAGCCACCAGGTGCTGGGGCGAGTGATTGACCGTTTCCTGCCGCCGCGCGATGGCGTTGAGAACACCGAAATGCATTTCATTAAGTCGGAGCGGCCATTAACTGACCACCGGCTGTTCAGCGTCTCAAGCTACTGGCTTAACCTTGGTATTGACCAGATGCCATTCCCTAGTCGCTACCCAGTACGCACGCAGATGTACCGCGACATGCTCAAGATATTAGTGCGAACGCTGAGCGGCGAGCTAGAGGCCCACCTAAAGGACCTTAGTGCCAAATCATCAAATGCTGAATGGCAGCGCCATGCCACCCTGGTGCTGTCTATGGCCGTCACCGAGTACGAGAAAAGATTCAAAGAGCAGGGCATTCCTGACATCGTCATTGAAAGGTTCCGTGACTGGAATCGCGCCAGTTTGAGCTACATCACGCACACCATTGCTACTTTGCAAGACTCCGAGATAGCGGACTCAAATTCAAAAAAGACAAGCTTCCTACTTAGCGCTGTGCTTGCGGCCATGAAAACCGCATTCATTGACGCTGAGCGCACCCTTATCGGCCTCAATGGCCAGCTAACCGGTAAGCATTATCGGGGGAAGGAGATTGAATAGTGACGTACAGCAACAGCTTCAAGCGTGCGCTGCAGTTCGTAGCGCACTGGGAGGGTGGCGAGGTTGACCACCCCAACGACCCGGGTGGGCATACTAACCTGGGCGTGACGCAACTAACCCTGAATAGCGCACGGCGCAAGTTTCCAAAAGCCGACTTACCTGAAAGCGTGAGCGACCTTGAGCCCAAGCACGTTGAGTTCATCTTCTACCACATGTTCTGGCTACCCATTAAGTGCGACCAGATGACTGACAGTATTGCTCTGATGGTTTTCGATGGCTGTGTCAACCAAGGGCTTGGCGCGATGGGTAAACACCTGCAGCGTGCTGTGGGTGCATACGTTGACGGTATTGTTGGTAGCAAGACGATTGCCGCCCTGGTGGCGTATCAGCAGCGCTATGGGTGTGAGCGTACTATTCAAGCGATTGCAGCAGAGCGCGCGCTTGGTTATGCCGGCACCGGCGGCCTATTGATGCATTTTGGCCGCGGTTGGTACCGCCGCCTGTTTTCTTGTTATAGCACCGCGTTAAGCGATGAGTGAGGTGACGTATGAGCTGGGAAAAAGTTAAAGATGCAATCGGTGGTGCTGCACCTGTTATTGGCTCGCTTCTTGGTGGTCCTGCCGGTGGTGCGGTTGGCGGTTTAGTTGCAAGCTGGCTTGGCGTGGAAGATAAAGCCGAAGCAGTCATGCGCAAGCTGCAAACGGACCCGGAAGCGCTGGCGCGTATTCAGGAAATTGAAGTGCAGGAGCGTATACAGTTACGACAACTGCAGTTCGAGCAAGCGCGACTGGCTATTACCGACAAGCAACACCAGCACGAACAGCAGCAAGAAACCATTCGTAGTGGCGACAACGCAGAAGATGAGTATGTGCGCCGCACTCGCCCGAAAATCGCTCGCCATTCATTCGTTGCTGGCGCTGCGTATGTGCTTGTGTTCGAGCTTATCGCTGCATTCACCAGTGCGGACGGCGCTGATATGGCGCTTGCCGGTGCGATATTCTCACCTGCGCTAGCCTACATGGGTTTTCGCACGCTTGACGCATTTAGTAAGCACAAAGGCCCTAAGATGGGCGGCGGTACCGTGAAAGGCATGGTTGATAAGGTTCGTGGACATGGCTAAACCACGCCGCACACCTGACCAGGTTATCAAAGACCAGGCGATTGTTGCTGAGATGTACCTGAAAGGCTTCACGATGGCGGCCATTGCGACCGCCTTAGAAGCCGAAAATGGCATCAAATACAGCGTCAATATGGTCAACTACGACCTGCGCGAGATACGCAAGCGCTGGCGTTCTTCTGCTGTACGTGACTTTGACGCGCATCGTGAAGAGCAGCTGGCGCGGCTGGACCTGCTTGAGGCGAAAGCCTGGCGTGAGTTTGAACGCTCGTGCGAGGACTACCATAAGCGCTTTGAACAGGGCGAAGAGGTCACTGAGGTAGCAATCAATGATGATGGCGAGCCGATTGAAGCTAAGGCCAAGTTCGTTCGCACGGAGACTGGCGGCCAGACAGGCGACCCGCGCTACATGAACGTCATCCTGAACATCGTCGAACGCCGCTGTAAATTGCTTGGCCTTGATGCACCAACCAAAGTGGCACCAACCAACCCTGAAGGCGATAAGCCTTACCAGTCCATGTCTGAAAGTGAGATGGATAACCGAATCGCAGAGCTTCTACAAAAACTGGAAAAATGACATTGCAGGCAAAGCGTGAGCTCTTGGAGCTGCTCGAACAGAAGTTGAGGGAGAGGGCGCGCAATGATTTAAATGCCTTTGCTCGCTACATCGACGTGCCTGGCGTTCCCGTCAATGAAGATGATGAGGATTGCGAAGAGTTCTACCCTGATTCGGTGACACCTGCGGAGCACCATGAGCTAATCAATGACGCCATGATGAAGCTTGAGCGCGGTGAAGAGCGCAGGGTTTTGGTGATGATGCCACCAGGCTCTGCTAAATCCACTTACGGCACCGTAGTCTTCCCGCCCTGGTTCATGGGGCGAAATCCAAATAAAAACGTGATCAGCACAAGCTACGGCTCAACCCTGTCGATGAAGTTCTCACGCAAGGTTCGCTCGATAGCTAAATCTGAGAAATACAGCGAAGTTTTTAGCACGAATATCGTTGCTGATAACCGTGCGCTTGACTTCTGGTCACTAGAAAACGGCTCAGCATATATGTCTGGCGGTATTCTTTCGGGTATTACTGGGAACCGCGCTGACTTACTGGTGATTGACGACCCGGTGAAAGGCCGCGAAGACGCAGACAGCCCTAAAATCCGCGATAAAACATGGGATGCATACAACGCTGACCTGCGTACTCGACTTAAGCCTGGTGGTCGCATTCTCATCATTCAAACGCGCTGGCATGAGGACGACTTAGCCGGTCGTATTCTGCCTGATACATGGGATGGTGAAAGCGGTCATGTTATCGCCAAGGACGGTGAGCGATGGCTTGTTATCTGTCTGCAGGCTCAATGTGAGCGCGATGACGACCCGCTAGGTCGCAAGCCTGGCGAATACCTATGGACCGACTGGTTCAGTGTGGCGCACTGGGAGCAAGAGAAGCGCTCGCAAGGCTCACGTAACTGGGAATCACTCTACCAGCAACGACCCAAGCCTGCGGAAGGCTCCATCATTAAGCGCGCTTGGCCGCAGCGCTACCGTCAGCTGCCGGAAATTTCTCGGGTGGTCTTCAGTTTAGATACGGCGTACAAACCAGAGCAACACAATGACCCGAGCGTGTTGAGCGTGTGGGGCGAGAACAATCAGCTTGGCCACTTCCTGATGCATGTGTGGCGTGACCGAGTGGAATACCCAGAGTTGAAGCGAATACTGGCGAATTACTACATGCAGTACCGCCCACACGCTGTGCTCATTGAAGACAAGGCCTCTGGTCAGTCATTGATACAAGAATTGAGAAAGGGCGTTGAGCTGCCCGATTTGCCGAAAAAGGTGCTCATGCCGGTGGTGGCCATCGAGCCTGAGGGTAGCAAGCTCACGCGAGCCATACGCATTAGCCCGCAGTTTGAGTCGGGGCGCGTTTGGTTGCCTGAGTACGCCGATTGGTTGATTGCCTACGAGTCAGAGCTGTTTGGCTTCCCGCTAAGCACCAATGACGACCAGGTGGATAGTACTTCGCAGTACCTCGACTGGGCGCACAACCACTCAATCGAGATTAGCAGCGCCAGTACAGGGCGCCGCGCATCCGTTGATGCAGACAATACAGGCTCAGGTGGCGAGCGCCGCCGAGGGCGAAATAGATTCGGAGGTTATACCTGATGCCAGACACCAAGAAGCCCATTCAAACGGAATTATCCAAAGCTGACCACGGTCGAGCGCTTGCCAGTGCGCTTATCCAGGTGATGATTGACAACCCTGACAACGTACTGCGCACCAAAGGTCATGGTCAATTCAATGTCTATAAAGAGTTGTTGCGTGATGATCAAGTGCGAAGTGCGTTTCAGCAACGCCGAACGGCTGTTGTGCAGGCTGAAATAGACATCGTTCCGGGCGGCCAGAGCGCAGCTGACACCGCTGCAGCTGAGTACATTAAAGCCGTTCTCGATGATGTTGGTTTTGACCAGGTCACCGACAAGATGCTTTTTGCGATGCACTACGGTTACAGCGTGGCGGAGCTTATGCCGGTGTTTCGTGATGGCCTGTGGTACCTCGATTCAATCCGGGTTCGCGACCGCGGCCGCTTTCGGTTTGGCGTCAACAACGAATTATTCCTACTCAAAAAGGGCGCTGAAAAGGTTCCCATGCCGCGTGAGAAGTTCTGGGTGTTTAGCGTTGGCCAAGAGCATGACGATAACCCATACGGCGAAGGCTTGGCCCATGCGCTGTACTGGCCTGTGTTCTTCAAGCGTAACTGCATCAAGTTCTGGCTGATATACCTTGAGAAGTTTGGCATGCCTACGGTGGCAACCAAGCTGTCACAAGCGGCCATCAAGGACCCAGAGCAAAAAGCCATGGCGCTTGATGTGCTCGATGCGATTCAGGCTGACAGCGGGGTGGTTATCCCAGAAGACTTCGTGGTTGAGCTTATCGAGGCAAGCCGTACCGGTACTGTCGATTACAAGTCGCTCGAAGATGCCATGAACCGCGCTATCTCGAAAATCATCTTAAGCCAGACCATGACCACCGACGATGGTAGCAGCTACAGCCAAGCTAAGGTGCATGGCAGCGTGAAAGCGGACGTCATCAAGTCAGATGCCGACCTTATTTGCGACAGCTTCAACCGGCAGGTGGTTGATTACCTGGTTGCGCTTAACTTCGACGGGGCAAAACCACCACGCATTTGGCGTAAAACCGAGGAAAAAGAAGACCTCAACCAAGTCGCTGAGCGTGATAAAAAGATATTTGAAATGGGCTACGAGCCCACCGAAGAGTACATAAAAGAAACCTACGGTGATGGTTGGCGCAAGCGCGATATGAGCGCATCTAATTTGCCGTTTGGTAATCAGGTGCCGCCGATGGGTATGGAATTCGCTGAGGTTTCGCCACTGACACAGAAGCGCGTGCAGCACCGCCGCGACATGCGTGACCTGGTTGATGCCGGCGAATATCTAGCACAAGACCCAGAGAGCGCAATTGGCGGCCTTGTGCGTAAAGTGCTTGAGTTCGCCCAAAGCGCCAGCAACGAGAAAGAGTTTATCAAGCGCCTTGATGAGCTTGCTGAGCAGGACCCTGACAATAAGGTTCTTGAGCGCATTCGTAATGCCAACGTTATGGCCCGTATGCGAGGCTACCTGAAGAACGGCGGAGCTCAATAGCGATGAATATCCATCACATCGTGAATTACTACGAGGCGGCAGCCCAGTTCGAGATACCACCAGAGGAAGCGCTTGCGTTTTTCCTTGAAAAGGGTCTGTCTCGTTCGTTTCGATGGGATGACATGATTGGCCAAGAACATGATATTGCGTTCACCGTGGCCAAGCTCATGAATCAGGACTTGCTTGATTTCGTTAAGCAGGAGCTCGACCGGGTGATCGCCAATGGTGACACCTTTGCGGATTTCGCTGAGCAAATTATGCCTGCCTTGCAGCGCCGTGGTTGGTGGGGCAAGCGTGACGTCATTGATCCACTCACTGGACAAGTTATCGAGGCTCGATTAGGTAGCGCAAGTCGACTTGAAACCATCTTCAGAACCAACCTGCAGAGCGCTTACGCCAAAGGGCAGTGGGAAAACATTCAGGACACCAAAGACACGTTCCCATACCTGATGTATGACGCCGTGGATGACTCTCGGACACGAGCGCAGCATGCCGCGTGGGATGGCATTGTTTTACCTGCTGACCACCCATTCTGGCAAACCCACTATCCGCCAAATGATTACAACTGCCGCTGTGGCGTCATTCAGCTTTCTTGGGATGACATTGCCGAGTATGGCCTGCGCATATCTGACCAGCCAGACGTTAAATGGCTCATTCACGAGACTGCTGATGGCCGTCAAATAGCGCACCCTGAAGGCGTGGGGCCAACGTTTATTTGATGCTTGGAAAAAACACGGGTGGTGGAGCCAAAAACACATGCGCAAAATAGCGACAATCAAAGAGGACTGACGTGATATGAAACGTATCAACATATTCAAACCGGGTAAGCACACCGACTCGCATGGCCACACATTGGACTTCAGCGAGGACAAGCTTTCAGCTGCAGCGTCAGCCTATGACCCACAGCTGCACGAAGCACCGATTGTTATCGGCCACCCAAAAGATAATCACCCTGCGTATGGCTGGGTGGCATCCATGGAGTTCAGCGAAGGCGCGCTCGATGCTATCCCTCACCAGTTAAATACTGACTTTGAAGAAATGGTCACAAGCGGCGCATTCAAGAAAGTCAGTGCAAGCTTCTATCTCCCAGACGCACCAAACAACCCGAAGCCAGGCACGCTGTATTTGCGTCATGTTGGCTTTTTAGGTGCGCAGCCGCCTGCTATCAAGGGTTTAAAAGCCGTTGAGTTCAGCGAGGCCGAAGAGGGCGTGATTGAGTTCGAGGAGCAATGGCAGCGCGGTTGGATGTTCAAGAGCGTTGGCGATGTATTCAAGAACCTACGTGAATTCATCATCGATAAGTTCAGCAAGGACGAAGCTGACAAAGCCATTCCGAATTACGTTATCGATGATTTAAACAGGTCAGCGGAATCGCTCATGAAGGAGCCTGAAAAGGACTCTTCTAGCAGCACTCCGGTGACTGATTTTAGCGAAACCCGCGACAAACCAGAGCCGGAGACATTCGATATGAACGAGCTAGAAAAAGCACAGGCACAAGTGGCAGCACTTGAAGCCGAAAAAACCAAGCTTGAAAGCGATAAAGCCGCCTTGCAAACCAAGGTGACTGAGTTTGAAGAGCAAGAAAACAAGCGCAAGCATGCCGCACTTGTGTCTCGCGTAGACGCGTTAGTGGCAAGCGGTAAGGTGAAGCCGGCTGACAAAGCCCGTGTTTTAGCCTTTGCTGAGCGCCTTGGTAACCAAACCGTTGATTTCGGTGAGGGTGAAGGTGAGAAAGACCTTGATGCACAAGATGCTTACTTGAAGCAATTCGAGGACGGCAAGGTCGTTATCAACTTTGAAGAGCAGTCTGGCGATGATAATGAGCAAAAGCCAGAGCCTGTGACCGCAAAGTCTATTTCAGTGAAAGCAGTCGAATACCAAGAGGAGCAGCGTAAGGCTGGCCGCACGGTTTCGATTACTGAAGCTGTGAACCATGTAATCAAAGAAGCGGAGTAAACGCCATGAAGAACCCAGGTTTAATCAAAACGTTTATCGCCGCCACTGTCATCCCTCCGCATCGCGTTGTTGCCTTAGCAGCAGGTGATAACGAGGTTGCATTGGCGACCGATGTAGCGGACCCATTGTTAGGTACATCTGCCGAGCCGCGCGTAGTCGCTGCAGGCGGTCGTATCGACGTAACTTTTAACGGCATTGAAGAGGTTGAAGCAGGCGCTGCAATCGCTAAAGGTGCCAAGTTGACGGTTGATGCCCAAGGTCGCGTTGTGACCTCTGCGGCTGGTACCGACAACCTTATTGGCCGCGCGCTAACCGCTGCCAACGCCGCTGGTGACATCATCAGCATCGAAATCGACAAAGAGTAAGGGGTAGCATCATGCCAGCACCATTCGTAGAACAACAGCGCCTGACGGCTATCGCCTTAGGCTTTAAGAACGCGCAATTCATTGCCGACCAGGTAATGCCGCGCACCCCAGTTGGCGCAGCGAACTTTAAGTGGACAGAGTTCGACGCCAAAGACACCTTCACCATTCCAAATAGCTTAGTTGGTCGCAAATCGCGTCCGAACGAAGTGGAATTTGGTGCCACTGAGCACACCAGCTCAGTCGTTGACTTCGGTTTAGAAGACGCTATCCCGAATAGCGATATCGAAGAAGCGAAAAACAACCCAGCGATTGACCCTGAAGGTCGCGCAACCATGAAGCTTTCTGAGCTCATCTTGCTTGGCCGTGAAAAGCGCGTTGCTGACATGGTCATGAACGTGAACAACTACAACCACTCGGAAACCCTAGCGGGCACCGACAAGTGGAACGATACAGGCTCGAACTTGATTGAGCAAATCAGTGATGCGTTAGACACGCCACTGGTGCGCCCAAACACGTTGGTGCTAGGCCGTGCTGAAGCTACGGCAATGCGTCGCAACGCTAGCCTAGTGAAAGCCTTCAACGGCTCAACTGGCGACACCGGCATGGTGCCTTGGGAGTTCATTCGCGAAATGTTTGAACTGCAGAGCATCATCGTTGGCGCGGGTCGCTACAACACCGCAAACAAAGGCCAAGACATGAGCATTGCACGCTTATGGTCTGGCGGTGCAGCGCTGCTGTATATCAACCCAGTGGCTGCACTTCGTGATGACGTCACCTTTGGCTTGACTGCAGAGCATGGCGAGCGTGTTGCGGCTACTCGTGAAGACGGTGACATTGGTCTTCGCGGCGGTATCCGTGTGCGCGTTGGTGAATCGGTGAAAGAAGTGTTGATCTCAAAAGAGGCCGGCTTCTTCTTCAATGCGGTGCTGTAAAGCGCCGCTTCGCCTCCGCTAATAGTATAGGAGAACACTCATGCCAACAGTAAACGTAACCCTCGCATTTCAGGCTCGCGTCAATGGCAAGAAGCACAACGTGACTGGCAAGCCAATCGAAGTCGATGCGGAAATTGCTGAGCAGCTCGCTAAAGCCAATGTTCTTGCGGTTGATTCGAAATCTGATGATGACGAAAACGAAGACCCAGCGCTTAGCAAGTTGAAGAAAGGTGAGCTTATTGCGATTGCGAAGCAATTGGGCGTTGAGGTGAGCGATGAGCACACCAAGGCTAACCTGATTGAGCTTATCGAGCAGGCACGCGAGCAGAAGTAAGAGGTAGCGATGTACGCAGCTATTGAGGATTTAGAAACGCGCTTTGGGGTTGATGAGCTTGAGCATCTTGCGCCAACCGATAACGCCAATGAATCGTATGACAGCGTTAAGCTAACCGCTGCCCTGGGCGAAGCGAGCGCTGAAATGGACACGTTCATTGCGGTGGCGTATGCACTGCCATTGCCGTCAACCCCTGCGTTTCTGAAAACGGTATGCTGCGACATCGCCCGTTATCGCCTCTGGGATAACAGCGCCACCGAAGAGGTGCGCAATCGCTATGTCGATGCGGTTGCATGGCTTAAGCGTTTAGCCAAAGGTGAAGCCACCCTTGGCCTTTCTCGCGCAGAAGAGGGAAGCGCGCGCGTTAGCGTTGCTGTAAAGCGCACAGCGGACGACCGTAGCTTTACACGCGAATCACTAAAGGATTTCTAACATGGTGATGACCGTAAGCCTCAACGAGCAAGAATTTGAACGCATTCGCCGTGCGCTCGATGAGGTTGGAAGTGATCGCCGAAAAGAGTTTTTTAAGCGTGTTGGCCAAGGCTTGCGCGCTGATTACCAGATGGGCTTTCTGCGCAGTACTGCGCCCGATGGCACCAAATGGAAGCCGGTTCAACGGGGCGGCCAGCCCTTACGTGATACTCGACGCCTACAGGAGAGCATACGCGCACGGTTTTCTCACCTAAGAGCCGAGGTAGGAACCAATGTTAAGTATGGCCCAGCGCATCAAGACGGCGTAAATAAGTCCGTCAAAATTCGCACCCATACGCGCGTTATCAATAAGGCTTTTGGCCGCCCGTTGCGTTTTCCTGTGGCACAGACCGTAGGGGCGCATAACCGTAAGATGAATATCGAAAAGCGCGAGTTTCTTGGTATCTACGCACCACAGGAACGCAAGATAGTGCAGATATTCGACCGCTACATGAGCAGTATTGATGGAGTTGAGCGCAGTGGACTTGCTTGATGTGGTTGAACAGCGCCTAGCGGCGATAGAGGTTGACGGCAATAAGCTGTTTCGCAATATCGAACAGGCGGTTGATGCGTCCACCATATTGGACAACACCCAAGTCAAAGCTGATGGCGCGTTCGTGGTTCCCATCGATGACGGCGGGCAATCGAACGAGCGCACCACGGGGCGTTACTCACAGCTCATACGCGAGCGCTTTGGTGTGCTGATTGCGTGCCGCAGCATCAACGACCCGCTTGGCTCGAACGTGAACCGCCGTTTGGCCACCATGAAAAAGCAGGTTCGTGCAGCTTTGGCAGGGTTCGAGCCTGGCGGCAGTTACGAATCCATTCAGTTTGAGCAGGGTAGTTTATTTGAATTCCGCAAAGGCGGTGTGCTTTGGATTGAAGAGTACAGCGTCGAGTACATCTACGAGGGTGAATCATGATGATTATCACAGCAAGTGAAGCGTGCCGGCGCGCTGGTATTGACTTCAAAAAAGGTGAAAACAAGTTTAAGTCGGGTGAGCTCAGCGCTGCACAGCTTGCCCAAGTTGAAGCCGATACACGCCTGAGTGTTCAGGTTGTGAGCGAACAGAAGAAAGGTGGCCAAGATGCGTCGAACTAAGAAAAAACTACTATTGGCCGCTATCAATAGCGGTGCTGAAGCTTACGGCATTGATTTAATCGCTGCCAATGGCCCTGGTATCGCCATTCAAACCAACGGCCTTGAAATCACCCCACTTGAGGGCGAAGAGCTTGAGCGTGAGCTTGATGATGGCAAGAATGGCAACAAGCAGATGATGATGGTCGGCATGCACGTCAAGATGACGGGCAATGTTGAGCTAACAGGCTCTGGTACCGCAACCACGCCTGTGCCATTCGCGCCAATCATGCAGGTGGCCGGCTTTAGCGCAACGCCTGACGTGGCGGAAGTGGCTTATACCCGCTTGACCGATAACAGCGAGCCTGATGGCACGTTCTATTTTCACCAAGACGGTGCGATCCACAAGCTCACTGGTGCGCGCGGCACGATTGGCACATCACTCAAAGTGGGTGAGATTCCACGCATGAGCTTCGAGATTACCGGCCTTTACGGCGGTGTGGTTGAAGGCGCGATTCCTGCAGCTGACTTCAGTGCCTGGCAAACGCCTGAAAAGGTCGGTCATGACAAGACCACATTCAAGCTCGATGGTGTTGAGCACAAGATGTATGAGTTCGAGCACAACGAGAACAACGAAGTGGCCTATGACGAGAATACCGTTGAAGAGCGCATCTATCTGACTGACTGGAAGCCTGATGGCCAAGTGGTGATTGAGGCGCCGGACGTGAGCGAGTTTGACCCGTTCCCAATCGCACGCGCTAACACGCTGCTGCCGATGGAAGTCATTCACGGTACCGCTGCCGGCAAAATCTTTGAGCTATCGACCGCCAAGATTCAGCTAGGCAAGCCAACTTACACTGACCGCGAGGGTAAAGTGTGTTACACGCTGCCGTTCCGTGTCATTCAAGACGTGGCTATGGTCAGCAAATAAGGAGCGGTACCGATGGGATTCAAGTTACAAACAGGTCCAATGACCGCCGAGGCAACTGTTAAGGTGCACCACCCAGTGGACGGCGAAACATCGTTCAAAGCTCAGTTTTTGATACTCAAGCACAGCGAGTATCAGAAGCTGATTGAGAGCAAAAAGGACGATGTTGATGTCATTCAGAAGATTGTCACCGGCTGGTCTGAAGTGCAGAACGATGACGGCAACGAAGTGCCGTTCAGCAAAGATACGCTGCGCCAATTATGTGAATACGTGTTCGTGCGCACCGCAATTATGCGCGCTTACACCGACCTGCATGTTGGGTTCACAGCAAAAAACTAGAAGAGGCTGCCCGGTATTGGGTGCACGGGCCAGCCGAAGATAGCCAAGAGCGCCAGCAACTGGCTGATGAGATGCGCATCTTTGGGGCGAGTGATGAGGATATCGCTGCAGCCCTAAAGGGGCGCAAAGACCTCAACGAGGATTTCTTCGTTCTTGATGAGAACTGGGAAGCCCTGAAATGGTTTCTCGAAGTCAGTGACCAATTCAATTACACCCAGGGCGTTTGTGTCGGGGCGAATTTAGTAGGCGTTAAGGCTGATGCTGAAATGAGTGGCCGCCAATACACGCCAGAGCAATACGACAAGCTGCGCAAACTCATGCGCTTTGCAGTTCGCGAGCTAAACGCTCGAATGGAGAGCAAATAACATGGCCTTGAAGTTATCCGTCATCTTCGATGGTAAGAATCAGAAACTAAAGCAAGCGACCAAAGACAGTGAAGCGGCGCTTCAGGGGCTGCAGTCTACGGCCTTGCGCGTGACAGGCGTTATCGCAGCCGCCTACAGCACCGCTACGTCAGCACGAGCTTTGCTCGACAATCAGAAAATGGTTGACCGTTGGAATGCGCAAATGCGCGTTGCTGCCGGTGGTACTGAAGAAGCCCGCGTTAAGATGGGTGAACTGAAAACCATGGCGCGCGAAACCGGTACTGATTTGGGTGAGCTTGTAAACGGATTCACTCGTCTGGCGGTTTTAGGTCTCAATCCCACCGAAGAGACCATGCTCTCCTACATGAATACCTCCCGGGCAATGGGTAAGAGTCTAGAGCAGTTCATTGAGGCTGTTGCGGATGCGTCGGTTGCCGAATTCGAGCGCCTGAAAGAGTTTGGTATCAAAGCCCGTAACGAGGGTGAGACCATTAAATTCACCTTCCAGGGGATAACCACCGAAGTTGAGAATAACGCTAACGCGATTCAGGACTTCCTCCGCAGTCTTGGCGAAAACCAGTTCGCCGGCACGGTTAAAGATCAGGCCGACACCGTCGAAGCTGCAATGAACAACTTCCGAACCCAGTGGATCGAGACGCTTCAGACTATCAATGAGAGTGGTATCGGCGATGCGATGAAGGAGAGTATCAAAGCGGGCACCGAAGCGCTTGGCGGCTTTACCACATTCATTCAAGAAGAAGGTGAAACCATTGTTGATGTTGGCAAGGCGATTGCCGCGGTGTTTGCGGCGAGAATTTTGGGATCTACAGCGGCAGCCACACAAGGGTTTATAGTTCACCAAGCCGCCCAGACGCGGGTAATTGCGCGTTACGCAGCTATGAATGGCATGACCGGGATGGCTGCAACGAGGTTAATAGCCGTTGGTAGTGCCGCGCGGGTAGCGTCAGCCGGGATGGCTATGTTAGGCGGCCCTGTTGGTGTTATTGCGCTGGTCGCATACGGCGCGTTTCGTCTAACTGAGGGTTACAAAAGCAATATCGAGGCAAGCGAGAAATGGATACAGAAAGAGCGCGAACGACTGCAATTGCTACCTCAGCTGAGCTCAGCTCAAGAGGAGTATGAGCGATCATTTGGCCGGTCTCTTGATCAGTCTGAAAACCGTATGCGTCAGTATGAGAACAGTGTGGATGAGTCGTTTAGAAAAATGGCCGAATCACTTAGTCACACTGAATTTCAATCGCAAATAGATAAGTCTGCTGCTGCATTAAGGCGTGCTGAAGAGCGCCTTCAGCGCTACACCGAGGCCGGCGTAACAAACCAAATGCGGATGATGCAAGCAAAGGAGGCTGTCCGCAAATACAAAGCTGAAATAGAAATCCTGCAGAATATAATGCCGAATCTAACAACTTCTGAACAGCAGGCAGCAGAAAAGTTCGGGGCATTGACCGATAAACTGGCAGAGCAAATACTCGCGCTTTCCATGAGTGAAGATGCATGGGAACGTCACCAGATAATGCAGCAGGCTGGTGCTAACTTAACTGATCAGCAAGTCGCAGCCATTGACCGCCTGATTGGGCGTATTCGCCAGCTAAAAGCTGAAGCCAACCTTGGCGATGTCATAGACGAAATGAACCAAAGCGCTGCCATGGCAGGAATGAGCGAGGATGAGCGTGAGCGGTACCGATACGAACAGCGGGTGGATTATCGCAATTTAGCTCCTGAGCAACGCATGCAATTTGACCAATCATGGAACAATATGCAGCAAGCCGAGGAGCGCCAGCAAGTTAACCAAGATTTTAGCAATTTGCAGGAAACCATGAGCCAAGAGGGCATGAGCCCGCTTGACAGGCTAGAGTCTGAAAAAGAACAGCGCATAGCCATTATTGAGCGTTATGCTGAAATGGAGAGGTTAACTGAGGAGCAAACACAGGCTTTAATTACTCAGGTTCATGAGCAAGAGAAAAGAAAGCGGGAACAGCTGCAGGCCCAGCAGTTGCAGCATAACTTGGCGGCAGGTCAACAGTTGTTTAGCGGTTTAGCCGGCATGGCCAAGGCATTTTCTGGCGAGCAAAGCGGCATATATAAGGCTATGTTTGCGGCCAGCCAGGCTTTTGCCATCGCGCAATCCATCGTAGCTATACAGACCGGCATTGCCCAGGCAGCCTCGCTACCATTCCCCGCTAACCTTGGCGCAATGGCTACGGTTGCAGCAGAAACAGCAAGCATTGTAACTACTATCAAGGGAACAAATTACCAAGGTCAAGCTCACGATGGCATAGCCCGAGTTCCCGCAAGCCACGAAGGCACATGGATGCTGCGCAAAGATGAGATGGTTTTGAACCCAGAGCAGCGCGAAAACTTTGAATTCTTGGTGGATCACCTCAAATCGCAGCGGCCTGGCAATAACGCCGCGGCAGGTGGTGTTGGCGGCGGTGGCTCGCCAAGAATTGAAATATTCAATGAATTCAAATTCGAGGGCGGAGCCGGCGGCAACCGCGAGGAAGTCGAGCAAGCTGTAACTGCAGCAAATGAGCGCTTTAAAGCTGAATTGATTGATGACTTCTCATCGGGCGGTCGCATCTACCAAACGCTAAAAGCCAAAGGCGGGTAAATATCGGAAAAAACACGGGTGGTTGATTCTGCCCGTGCCATAGACAATCCCCATACATGATGTTGAGGGATGCCAATGATTACCCAGTTTCCTGAATTGCCGGTGTCTCGCTCCGGCTTCCAAATAATGACCGCAACTGAGCTGCTCTTTTCGCCTTACAACAAGGTTGAAGAAGTATGGGAAGAGCCCGGGGATAAGTGGCGCTGCACATTAGCTTTTAACTTTCTAACCCGCGAAGAGTTTCGTGTGCTTGATGCTTACTTGGCATCGCTGCGCGGTCATGTTGGCGTCACCATGATTCGTGACACAGCTCACGAAAACGCACTACTTAACTCATCAAGCCTTGCGTGCGACCAGGACAACGTTTACGGCAACGCATTACCCATCAATGGCGCACCGGTTAATGCACTATTCGCTAAGGCGGGCGACCGCTTTCAAATTGGTAACCAACTCTTAAAGCTCACCGAGGATGCCACCGCGGACGCCACTGGTCGTGCCACGCTGCGCGTACAACCGGAAATCAGAAATCCTATTGATTTTGGTGAGCCTCTCATCACAACGAACCCGCGCGGCGCATTTCGCATTGATAACCCAAATAGCCTGCCAACCTGGGCGGGCAACAAGAAGATTGTGCGCGGTATTCAGCTTGAATTTATAGAGGCCTTGAACGTATGAGATTTGAAGACCCGAGCATCAGTGAGCTAATCGAAACCACGCCAGAAAAGCGTTTACTGTTGTTTGGCGAGCTTGAATTTCCAAGCGGTTGGGTGCTTGCACACACTGGTGTTGGCGATAGAACGTACAACGGTCAAACCTATAAGGGTATTGGCGAGCTTGCGCAAATCGGGAGATTCAAAGAAAACGCCTCGCGCGGTGCGAATACGCTCGATTTAACCATGCGCATTGACGATATCACCTTGTTTGCCGATGTGGTTCACGAGGACCCAATAGGCGGCGATGCACGAATTCACCTGGTAGCACTTGACGAGGACCGTCGCATCGCCGGAGGTGCACTTCTATTTGATGGCCTCATCGCTAACGCCCACGTCATGAAAGGCAAGCCGTTCACGGTTAATTTACGCCTGTCTGACTGGTGGGAGCGATGGAGTCAGCCGGTTCAGAACGCCAGAATGACGGATGAGGCGCAGCAATCCCTACACCCGGGCGACAAGTTTTTTAACCAAGTCGAAATCATCGCCAAAGGCATTGATAGCGAAGTGCCTGGCAACAAAGTTGGCGGCGGTGGTAGCGGCGGTAAGCCCGGACACCCAGATGCGAGGAAAATGAAGTAATGCGAGTACGTGACTGGTCAACACGCTTAATTAGCTTGCTGCAAGAGCGGCGTCTCATGCCGTTCGAGTGGGGTAAGCACGATTGCTGTTTATTTGCAGCAGATGCCTATATAGCGCTTTGTGATAAAGATTTGGCGAGCGAGTTTCGTGGTCGTTACAAAACTGAGCTTGGCGCTTACCGAGCTTTAAAGCGCCTTGGCTACGAAAGCGTTGATGATGTACTTAGCGCCAAGCTAGGTGAGCCCAAAGCGACCAAGCTGCCTGAGCGTGGTGACATCCTTTTAATTGACTACGAAGGCCAGCTAACCGCAGGCGTTCATTTTAACGCTGCTTGGGTGGTCGGTGAGAACGGCCTTGTTCAAGCGCCGCCATCGTGGATTGTGAAAGCATGGAGTACTAAATAATGCCTATGGCCATAGCGGCGGTAGCCGTTGGTGTTGCAGCAGGTGTGGTGTATGGCGTAACAGTTGGCATCATTGTCGGTATTGGCATGCTTGCACTGCAGAACGCTATTAAGCCAGAAATGCCGAGCGTTGAAGAGAACATCACCACAGCCCAAACCATGACTACGCAACCACTGCAGCCAAGGCGTGGCGTATATGGTGAGCAGGTGGTGTCTGGTTCGCTTGTGGGCTATGGCCGCACGAAGCAGGGCGATAAAGACGTGCACGTGTGCGTGATTACACTTGCAGGCCATCACATTGAAGACGCTGAGTTATACGAAATCAATGGCAATCCACCGCACTCTGGCTGTGTCGCGCATATCTACGATGGCACGCAAACTGTTGCATCAGTACACGCCAAATGGCACTGCGAAGGATGGACGGACGACCACGTTGGTCATGGCGTTGCCTATGCGGTTGTTTATATTCCGATTGACCCTGACGCCATGTCTGGTGGCTTGCAGAACATCACATTCAAGGTGAAGGGCGCCAAGGTTTACGACCCACGCAAAGACACCACAGTTGGCGGTGATGGCCCACACCGAGCTGATGACCCATTGACGTGGGAATGGAGTGACAACAGCATTCTGTGCGCGCTTGATTATGTGCGCTTCAAAGGCTTTCAAAAACTGTCACTGAACAAATTTGACTTAGCTCACATTGTCGAGCAGGCAAACATCTGTGACGAAGATGTGGAATACAAAGATGCAGACGGCGTCTCGCATTACGAGAAACGCTTCACCGCCAACGGCACATGGATGTATGACGAAAGCCCACCGAGCGTTCTGCAGCGGCTGCTTATGTCTTGCGGCGGCAAGCCGTACCGTCGTGGCGGCAAAATCTATTTGCAGACAGCAAGCTATCATGGCTTAGCGACACTCACGCTCACTGAAAATGATGCCGCTGATATTATTAAAATCTCGCCACACCGTGAGTTGCGAGACCGCGTTAACTTAGTGCGCGCTAGCTTCGTTGACCCTAAAAAGGGGTATCAACCGACCGATGCGCCGGTGCACAAGAATGCTAATTACATTGCATCAGACGGCATGGAGCTCGAAGATGACCTGCAGCTGAGCTTTACTAACTCAAGCACTATGGCGCAGCGCCTCATGAAGTACCACATGGAACGTAACCGCGCCGGTATGCGCATTGAATTTCCGTGTAAGGGCAAAGGGTTGTCAGCGCTTGCGGGCAAAACAGTGCGCATCAATTTGCCAAATGAGGGTATCGATAAAGAATTTATCGTTGCTGAATGGGATTTTGACCGCCGCAAGAAGATAACCAACTTACTGCTTGAAGAAGAATCGCCACTACTTTACTCAGACAGTACGGTACCCAATGAAGGTGATATCACACCAAACACAAACCTGCCTGACTTTAACGTGCCAGAGCCACCAGAGTCGGTTGCGTTTACGCTTGATGCGGTGAGTGTACACCGCCAAGGCTTCGTGGAATGGTCGCACCCAGTGCCGCGTGCAGTGAGCGAGTACATCATTCGCTTAGTAAAAGATAGCGCTACTGTGGTTGAATACTCGAGCGTAGCAAGCTCAAGCGTACAGATGCGTCAAGATATCAACGGGCTTGATGCAGGGCAGTACTCCATTGAGATATACGCCAAGAACCGCTTTGAGCGTTTAAGCGCGCCAGCAACGGTATCCATCACGTTAAATCAACCGTCCGCACCGACCCAATTGTTGATCACTGCTGGCAACTGGGAAGCGACCTGCAAACCCGTGCTTGCCGGTATCGGTCTTGGCACCATGTTCGAGTTCGCTTTTGGTGATACCACTAATGTTATCGGGCGGGGCGCGTCCATATCGCAACCTGGTCTGGTACCAGAAACCCAGTACACATTTTACGCGCGCACAATCAACCCGCTTGGCCAGTCAGATTGGGTATCGCAAACGTTCACCACAACCAAGGTGCCCGAGCAAATCGACCCGCTTCTACCTGAATCGCAAATCATCCAGGACATCAATGACACACTCACCGGCATTGGTGAGCGCATTGATGAAGAAGCAGGCCGTATCAATGACACCGAAGAAAGCATTGAAGAGCTGGTGGCGTCAACGCGCAACATAAGTTACATGCTCGATACTGAGGGCGTGGACCGCGCCGCAAGCGATATGCAGGCTATGTTGGCCATTGCGAACCAGTCAGCCGCGCGCCTCGAAATGGAGCGCCGGCAACGCAGTGGCGAACGCCTGATTGGCGCTGTGGTTGAGGTCAACCCAGAGACGGGCGAAATCACTAACCTGGCGTATAGCTACACCGATAGCGCATTTACGCAAGCGGCGTTACGGATGGACGGCATTGACGGCTCAATCAATGCGGCCATTGAGCGCATTTCAATGAATGAGGGCGCTGTTGAGAACTTATCGAGCGAACTGACGTTGCTGCCTGGTCTCATTGAAGCGCGTGCGACAGCTATTGTCGCAAGTTCAATCAGTGCGCTACAGCCTGCGCATGCGTTTAACTTTTTTGACTCGACGCAGCATTGGGAAGCAGTCACGGGCACCATTGCACCGGTGAATAACACCATTGAACTAACTCACGGCGACATTGAGAATACGCGCCTTTTCTATGATGCGGCCGAGAACCCAGTGCTGCGCCTTGAGGTTGAGCGGCTGGCGGGTACCGGCTGGAGCGGAACCGTCATTGTCTATTTCGATGGTGGCGGCTCGCAGTCTTACCCTGGCATCATTGATGCGGTCGAAGCCGGTGAGCTAGTTGTACGCAACGTGGACTTCCGAGGTCTTGAAACCTATGCCGGCATGATTAACGGTATGCGCATTGAGCTTGGTGCATCCGCAGCGGATGAGTTCCGCGTGAAGTCGCTGACCATTGGCAAGCCCGATGCGGCCATGCAGCAACTTGAGCAAGTGGAATACCGCGTCAATGATGCATTTATCGCCATTGATGGCCTTGAAGGCCAAATAAACTTGCGCGTAACCTCAGAGCACTATAACAACAACACCGTGACCTTTGGCAACGTTGAGCAGACGCTTGATGCCATTGAGTCATACGCGCAAATCAAGGCGACTTACACGACGCTGAACACTGATGGCACCATCGCTAAAGCAAATGCGGCCGCAGTATTTATCGATGGACAAACGGGCACCATCACGCAAATCGTGCAGACGATTAACAACCGTGTCGATGATGTTGAAGGGCAAGCGCAAGCGGCTTCACAAACCGCAAACCAAGCAATGAGTGAAGTGGATGCCGCCAATGGCCGCATTCGTAACCAGGTGATTTCGACCACGCAAAATGCTATCGCTGATGCTGAAAACGCGGTTGCAGCAGTGCTTGAGGCTTATCAGGGCTTCTTACAAGGTCAAGAGCTTGCCAATACCCGCATCAGCCTGGCATCCGCTCGCCGCGACCTGCAAGCGCAAAGTACTGAGCTGTCAGCCTTTGCCAATGAAACACTTGAACTGCTGGCCGTTACAGCGCAAGAAGCTGAAGCACTAGAGGCGCGGGTAGACCAAGCGTTCACTGCTATCAGTAATGCTGAAGCCGCTCTTACCCAGGCACGCATATCACTGCAATCGCAAATCTTAGGCGCCGGTACCGACGCCACACGCAAAGCAACAGCCAATGCGCTTGACCTGCTCAACGCCCGGATTGGCTATTGTGAATTAAACGGCTCACCAACTGGCCATGAAACCCGTGAAGCCTGCGAGGATGCCGGCGGCACATGGATATCAGCGCCACTCGCTGAAGCGCTACGCAACGTGCAGGTGCAGACCGAAGACGGCAGCTATGCGCGCGTGTCACAGCTTGCCCAGGCGTTCGTTGATGATGATGGCCAACTCACTGCAATTGGCTCTATGCTGACCGACAACGCAGGACGCATCAGCGGCATGCTGAACCGCAATACAGGCCTGCAAAGCTCGCTCGACTTCATAGCCGGCGAAACTCGTATTGGGGACGTGGATGAGCAAGGCAACTATATCCCGCTATTCTGGCTTGATGCAGCGGCGGGTGTGTTAGCGATTAAAGCGCGCCTTGAGCTCACTGACGGCAACTCCATCACAACGCTTGATGACTTAAATAAAGCAATAGATACCAATCTAATTCGACCAACGTCACACTGGGTTCCCGGAACAAGTGGCTCACAAGGGCCATTCTCACGAAATGGCACCGATGCAGAGAACTCAATCGTATTAAAGGCAGGTCCTTTTGGTATCGATGAGCCAGTCTGGGTGACGGCAGGTGGCAACAATGACGGCGATGGCGGCTGGAACGTCAATGTTCCGATAGACCCGAACAAAACCTATCGGCACATTGTATGGATGAAGCAAGTTGGCGGCGCTGGCTACCAAACTCTGTATTTCGGCTGTTCACAAACCAACACAAAGAACCTTGACGGCACGACCAACAGCAACCCATACCATTGGAATGGTGACTTACCGTCACTTGATAAGTGGTATGTGCTGATTGGTATTGTGCACAAGCAATCCTACGCCGGTGGCTATTCTGGCATATCCGGCATATACGACCCAGCCACCGGTGAAAAAGTTGTTAGCATCACTGAGTTCAAAAGTGGCTCAGCAACAACACAAACCCAGAGGGTATATCGCTATTACGCTACAAATATATCAAATCAAGCAGAGTTTGCTCGCCCACGCTTTGAAGTGGTTGATGGCACGGAGCTCAGTCTAAATTCCGTTATCGGTAGCTCTTCTGGTGCACCTGGTCCAGTAGGGCCTAGCGGCGCAGGTTTCTACGGAGGCACATGGCCAGACATTAATTGGTCGCTTGGCTGGAATCGCTTTGTTGAAGTTGCTGGACGCAACCCAATCCCCGGCGATATCCTCGTGCAGACGCGCTCGGATGGCACGAGCTCAAGCGCACAAAAACGCAACGCCGCGAATAACGGTTGGGAGCCGGTGGCGCTGCAAATAAACGGCTCTATGGTTGCCACCGGAACCATTGCTGGCGATAAGCTCATTGCCGGCACATCACTCAACGCTCCGGTCATCATGTCTGGCCAAATCCAAATGGTGGGCGCAAGCCACATGAAAATAACCACGGCCACGCCATTTGGACCGAACGACCTGATTGAGTGGTACGGACCTAAGAACACCTACACGTACAACAGCAGTACTGGCACGGTAAAATTTGACGGACTCACCAAGGCCAACGCAATCACGTACCTAAGTTCAACCGGTCAAGCCTATTTCGGTGGTTCAATCACCGCCGGCACGCTCAAGAATGCGGTGCAGTCATCACAGCTGGGCAACACCGACGTTACTGTTGGTCCGTTTGGCTCTAACGGCGGCATCATTGAAATCAAATGCTCAGTGAGTGCGTCACGCTCGACCGGGTTGGTCTCTGGCTCGTGCCCAAGCCCAGCGCCACCAAACCCATCGGCAACACTGAAGCTTTACCGCGTCACATCAGGTGGTGAAATCCTTGTGGCCACACAAGGCGTTTCGGGCTCTTACACCTGTATGCAAGAAGGCCCTGAAATGATTGAAAGCTGGAACTTGAGCGGCAGCTTCACTTACACCGATAACTTACAAACAACAAGCTCTCGAACCTACCGGCTCGAAGTAACTAATAACACAACGCCATTGCTGCCTAACGGCAATCAGCGCTTATCACTTATAACTGAAGAGGCATAAACCATGTACTGGACTGCAACATCCATTAACGTCACAGCCAACAATGCATTTGTTGACGTCACCACCGGCGATGACCTGTCGCTGATTCGCCCGCTTAGCCTGCTGTTCGTAGCCGGCTACTTACCCGTAGTGGTCAAGCGCGCTACCGCCACGCAAATTGAGCTCATGGAGCCATGGCCAAACGTCACCGACAATGGCCGCCGCGCTATCATCGCTAAGACCGCCGCTGAGTTTGATGCCGCCGTGGATGCACTCAATGCTGCAACCACAGCAACTAGCGAAGCGGGCGAAAGTATTGACACCTTCCTGCAAGGCGTGAGCGAGTTCTCAAGTCAGGCGCTCGGCAGTGCTGATGCCGCCGCATGGCGCACGAAACTCGGCCTTGGCTCTGCAGCGACAAAAGCCGTCGGTGAAGCTGACGCAAGCCTAGTCGATAACGCCCGTTTGAAAGCTGTTTTAGGTACCGATTCAACGCTCATTAAAAAAGTGGCCAGCCTTAACGCATTAAACTTCATTCCGGACACCCTGCGCAAGCAGGTCGAACTCGCTACCCAAGGCAAAAACACCGTGCTGTACAACGCTAATGGCGACCCAAGCATCATGTTTCCGGTGTACAAGTTCCGCTATGAAGACCTGGGCTTTGCCGGGAACCCATTCGGCACCGGTGTGGCCACTGCATTCCTGAAAGGAGGTGTTGAGAAATCTGAAATCTTTATCGGCTGCTTCCAAGGGCGCGTGCATAACGGGCAGGTCGTGTCATTACCAGGGCTCGACCCAACCACCAGTATTAACTTCGATAATTCAAAATCGAACTGCCAAGCCAACGGTGCCGGCTGGCACTTGATGACAGAGCACGAGTGGGCAGCTATAACTCTTTGGTGCATGGCGAATGGGTACCAACCACGCGGCAACACCAACTACGGGCGTGCACACGATGCAACGCATGAAGTAGGTCGCCGCCAAGACGGTGGCATTGCGGGTGATGCCTCTGGTGCTGCACGCATCCTAAACGGCTCTGGCCCCGATGCATGGCGACATGACGGCTCACCATTTGGTATTGCTGACCTTGTTGGTAATGTGTGGGAGTGGACGGACTTACTCAAATCCGTGCGCGGCCAAGTCATTTGTGCACCTGATAATGACTTCGATCTCGGCGAAGCAAATTGGGTCGCACAACAGGCGTTTTTCGACTCACCAAGCACTGGCACAAGCGGCAATTTGGGCTCGCCAACATTGGCCGATGCAGTGACGAACTACGGCGATGCAGACCCTGATACAGACGCTCACAATGCGTACAACTCAATCAATCCATGGTCAAGCATGGCGACATCTGGCAGCTATGTCAGCAATGAGTTAATGAAGCGCCTGATGATTGAGCCAGCCGGAATCAGCCCGCAAGGCTATTTCTACGTGCGTAACTATGGCGAGCGTTTCCCATTTCGTGGCGGCTATTGGACCGATGGCAGCCATGCTGGCCTCGCCGCGCGCGCTCTGACCTATTCGCGCTCGTACTCGTACAGCTACTTCGGGTTTCGCCCCGCTTTTGTCGCTTGATGTCTTGGTCTTGAATCCTGCGGGCTGCGCGAGAGCGCAGCTTAACGAACAATGAGGTACAACGTGCAGCAACAACCCATATCGCAGCAGCAAGTGGATAAGAACCATAGCGATTTAGTCATCATTCAGAAGGTCGAAGACATGATCGCCTATGGTTACCAGGCACTGTCGCATTTTCCGAAAGCGGAGCGTCACGTCACGAGCGCAGAAATGCGCCAATCTATGTGGCGCCTGTTGCGGTTGATGGTCATTGTAGCGAAGCGGTACCACAAGAAAACGACATTGCAGGATGTGGATGCAGAGGTTGAGTTGCTGCGCCGGCAAATACGTTTGGCGCATCAGCTCGGCTTTTTGCCACCCAAGAAGTACGAGGTGTGGAGTAGACACCTCAATGAGATTGGTCGCTTCGTTGGAAGCTGGCTGAAGAAAGTAAACGGGTTTAATAAGGGCTAAGTGCTACCTATAGCGTTTCCCGTTTCGTGGCGGCAATTGGAACAATGGCAGCAATGCTGGCCTCGCCGCGCGCAATCTGAACAATTCGCGCTCGAACACGAACAGCAACATCGGGTTTCGCCCCGCTCTTGAGGAAAGTCAGAAGCGGTATGGCCAAGGCTGTATCGACAGAACACCTTCAAAAGGGCGCTTGGTCCTCACCAGTAAACGGTGAAATATATACAGCCATGGGTAGGCTAGTAGGCGGGCTCTGACCGCTTTCCCATGGCGCACTTTAACAACAGGAATCGAAGTGAAGACATACAAAAACTTATACCAAGAAATCTATCAATTCGACCGACTCCATCAGGCCTACTTGCGTGCGCGTATCGGCAAGCGGCAGCGCCGCGAAGTGCTGCGCTTTGAGCGCGACTTAGAGGGCAACCTGATACAACTACAGAACGAGCTCATGTGGGATATGTACCAAACTGGCCCTTACCGCATTTTTCACGTGCACGAGCCCAAGAAGCGCATGGTGGCCGCGTTGCCGTTCCGTGACCGCGTATTGCAGCACTCGCTTGTTAGCGTCATTGAGCCCATCTTTGAAAAGCGCTTCATTCATCACAGCTACGCATGCAGACCAGGGCGCGGCATGCACATGGGTGCCAACCAAGCACAACAGTGGCTGCGTGAGGTAAAGCGCGAGCATGGCAATGTCTACTGTCTGAAAGCTGATGTGGCCAAATACTTCGCAAGCATTGACCAGGGCATCTTGGTCACGCTGTTAGAGAAGAAAATCAAATGCCGGCGAACCATGAGCCTATGCAAAGAAATCATGAGCACCTGGCACGAGGGCTTGCCCATCGGCAACCTCACCAGTCAGCTTTGGGCGAACGTCTATTTGCATGAGCTCGATGTATTCGTTAAGGAAACACTGCAAGTGCGCCGTTATATCCGCTATATGGACGACTTCGTCATCGTGCACCACGACAAGAAGTTCCTGCAAGGCCTGCGCGTAGTTATCGAGAGCTTCTTAGCGCAAAAGCTCAAGCTACGGCTGAACAACAAAACCCAGATATTTCCCGTGGGCACCAAGAACGGGCGCGCACTGGATTTCCTCGGCTATCGCATGTGGACTACACACCGACGCCTACGCCGTGAGTCAGTGAAGCGCATGGCCAAGCGCATGGAGCAGATGCGCAAGCAGTACGCACGCGGGGAAATCAACCACCCTGATATTCAGCGCCGCATTGCCAGTTGGCTAGGCCACGCGCAGCACGCTGAGTCATACACCATTCGCAGACTTGTCCTAGGCAAGGCCGTATTCAAGCGCGAACACCCCGAATTAACACCGTGAGGACATAACCATGTTTACCTACATCTACCAAGGCAACACCTATACCAACACCGATATCGCCTACATGCGCAACCTAGGCATGGATGACGACGCCATTGAGGCCGTACACAGCCAAAAGGAATACGAACTAGAGCGAGCCAAAGCCGGCGTTCGCAACGAGTGCGAAAAGCGCATCACCAAGCACTGGAGCCCTGTTGGCCAAATCAATGCCGCATTGGGTATTTACAGCGCCGCAGAAGCCCAAGCCTGCGTTGATTGCATCAATGCACACCGAAGCGCATGCAATGCACTTCTTGAGCGCAGTGACTTGTTGGATGTGAATTACACCGATGATACGCATTGGCCATCAGCGTAA